ATTTTGACCGTAGTATGTAGGAACTCCCTTATAGGTTTCTCCATCTTCCTCATTTACGAAAGAGTTTACGATTATTCCGCTCTCAAGTTCATAATACCAATTATCCGTCCAAACACTATATACTACTGTGCCGTCCTCTTTTTCAATGTATTTTACTGAACCGAGAGGTTTATTACCTAATCCGCTATGATAAATAACAAAACAATAACGAGGGTCAAGGGTATGTATCTCAAACGGAGCCTCATCCATAGTTGGATTAGTACGAGGTAAAGCAATACGATAAGAAGTTCCGCAAATGTGCATCCAATCCGCAAGTTGCTTATCTTTATATGCTTTATCCTCCAAGAACATATACTCATTGAGAGCGGTTATATCCTTGCTGACTTTTTCGTCCTCTCCGTGATTAACATACTGTATCGGTTCGCCTATTAAATATCCCGATTTGAAAGACACAATCTCGTTCGCTCTGTTTTCAGTAATCCTATTATTGATTTCAGGACGAACTTTCTTATCTCGTTTAAGGATGTTCTGTTTACCTCGATAGGTCTTGTATAAAAAATCTATCTGTATGGAGTTCTGTAAATGGACGAACATAGCCTTACGCAGAACCTCAGCAATATTTTCAGGTGTTATCTCGTCAACATCTGAATATATTACTTTTCTACCGTCCATAGCGATATTCACCATTTTAGACACCTCCTAAAAAATAAAACTAATTGCACAGTATTATTATAACATATTCTCCTAACCTTGTCAAGAAATATATATACAAAATATAGGTTTGGAGAATATTTAGACCACAAAATAAGCGATTAAAAGGGTCTTTTTATAACTTCTACCTTGCGATAAGGGTTATCTACCATATCAATCGCCATACTTAAACTATCGGGAGCATCGTCATTTTTGTTTTTTCCTGTAATTTTATAAGAAAATACATTTTGCATAAAAAGGTTATACTCTTTAGACCGTTTACCGCTCTCACGGAATATCATTCTTTCTCGTATATCAGGTGCTTTATCAAATATTCTCTGCCATTTAGCCTTAGTAGAGGGAGCGGCTTTAGTAGTAATGTTTAATCTACGACCTCGTTTTCTGAGTTCTTGCTCAACGCCCTCTTTATATGACTCTGTGGATTTATTAGCCTCAAACCTCATCGCCTGTGTATTGTGCTTTAAAACAGCATTAACGAGTAAAGGCTGTGTGATTTTTTTATCTCTATTATCATAAACAACATCGTGAACATAAATGTCATCTCCGTATTGATAACAAATTGGAGATGCAACAAAGTCTCCTCCGCCAAAAGCAGGGTCAACCGCCATAAATATACGGTCAGGGTCTCCGTCCGGTAATTCGCCGTTATAATATCTCATATCGTTAGGTGCAAACAACGCACCATCTCGCTCGATTGGTTCTCCCATATACTGAGCCAACCACGATGCCATATCATTATTTCTCTCAAAAGAGGCTCTGCGTTGACGATAGTATTCTGTAGAAAATCCCACTCCGTATTTGTAATTAAATTGGCTTTCGTCTTTTTCATCAAGGGCGGATAAATTTATAATTTTAACTCTACGGTCTTTAAATCTTTCGTCATTTAGTAATAATTCCATTCGCAGACCGGCAGGGTCTATCATACTCCAACGTGTACCACACCATAGGATTTTTGCTTTTTCTTTTGCACGAGGTAAAAGGTTGTTATCTACCTTGCTCCAAGCCGCTACTAATCGGTCTTTATTTAACGCCTCCTCAATACCGCCTATAAGGTCATCTGAGATAAGAATACCATTACAATCACAAGCACCGTTAAGTGTGCCATAAAGAGAGCGGCAGGTAAGAGAGGGGTATCTCTTTTTACGGTCTAAATTTAGCGTTTCCTCCTGAGAGTTGGTTTGTACTACTTTGGATTCAGGAAAAACATCGTGCCATAGGTAAGTAACAGGGTCGTTAATAGTTTCGAGTACACCATTGTAAAAGGCTTTAGTAATCGTATCAGAATAAGCAGAGTAGAGGTTGGATGCCTCAGAGTTTCTACCGATAAGCCAAGTAACGAAAAACATAAGGATTGAAGTCTTACCGACACGAGGAGGCATCGACAAGAACAATTCATCGAGTTTGTCCTCCGCCAACTCTTGTAAAGCATCCGCCACCTGTTTTAAAACTTTACGGCGTGGTTGATAAAATCTCTCTGACGGCTTACGGTCTAACTCTAAATAGAGAAGATAACTGTCAACATCGTAAGGAGCATCAAACAGCAAAGATTTTTTATATAAATCGTAAACCTCCGGAGCATCTGTAGGTCTGCATATTTTTAACCCTGTTGACAGACTCTCTCTAAGTAATTTATTTGTCATATGAGAATGAGTAAAATTATCCTCCTCTATATAGCGACAGATGGAGAACAAATCTCTAAAGGCTTGTAGATTCACAGGGTCTCTTTTTATATCATCGAAAATTTTTGGAACGAGTAATTTATAATCCATAATCATACCTCCTTAACACTTACTCTTAGGTTATCGCCCACAGTAAAGCCTACTTTACTATAAAATTCGTTAAGTTGAGTATTATGTACTACTGTTATGGCTGTATTTGCGTGTTTTTCATATTCAGCAAGTAATGTTTTAAATACACCTTGTTTTCTATATTCCTCTCTCACTTCTGTAGCAAAAAGAATATTGCCACAAATGTAAGTGTTTTCGCCGCAAATATAACCGATAATATCTCCGTCTATCTCCGCCACAAGGCATATTACATCGTCATCATAGGTTATATATTTAGCATTTTGAAGAAGTCCGCCTCTCCAAAACTTAAAATCTGTCATTTTTATAAAATCGCTTTGTTCGTATTTTCGTATTATCATACTTACCTCCATAAAAGAAAGGACTACTACGATTGTAATAGTCCTTTTTGACTGTTTCCTCCTGCCTTTTTACAGAAGTCTATTTAATTTTATCGTATCCATTCCTCATTTGTCAACCAAGAATGTCCGCAGTTTTGACAATGAGCCGTTACTCGTCTGCTATCCATACCTGCCATATAATGACCGCCCTTGAAATTTAAGATTCTATACCAAAAACCTCTATTCCAATCATAACCTTTGCGACCAAGAGCAACAGAATGACTACCGCAGATAGGACAAATGGATTTTTTATCTTTATAAAACTGCTTTTCAATGTTTTTCCTATATTCGGGTTTCTTTGCGTGATACAATATCACAATCACTAAAGAAAGAACGGCAGGAATGATAGCAAATACTGACATAAACAAAAAGGTTGCTATAAATACACCTATTGGTATAGCAATACATTGAGCCACAATAGCAGTATGATAATTGCTATTATCTTCTCTTTGTTCAACCTGTTGTTTAGGTTTAGGCTCTGCACAATAAGGGCAGTAAGAATAACTCTCGTCATATTCTTTACCACAATGCCGACACTTCATTACAAGACCTCCTCGTGTTTACTAACTTTGCCAATTAGCGATTAAATTAAAATCTTTCGCTGTTCCTTTAGGAATAGTTACAGTTTTTACAGGTGTAGTTTGACCATCATAAGTCCACCCTAAGAAAGTATATCCTGCAACATTTAGTTCAGGTATAGTAAAGGTTTCTGTATCTACAGAGAAGTTGTTAGGAACACGAAATACATATTTTTCGTATTCGTCAGAAGAAACGGAAGAAAAAGAGGTATTTATTTCGCCGTTAATAAAGCCGGTTTTATCTTTTACTGCTACCGAATAAGTTTCAAACACTACAATTTTACCCTTTTCAGGCTCTTTACTTTCGGTGGAGGTATCATCAGGTCTTGACGTGATATTGTTAAAATCGCTTTGCTTTAATATGCTTGTGTTTACACCGTCAAGAACATTCGCATAAGAAATGTGATAACTATATTTACCCCATTTTGCAGTCAAAGTCATATCTGTAGTTACTGTATGCCCTGAAAAACTCCATTGTTCTGTCTCATTATCAGCATACCAACCTAAAAACTTATAACCTTTTCTTGTAGGCTCTTCCGGTTTAGAAACTTTATAATTCTGCGACTTTGCAGTAATCTTTTTATTATCATAGCCATAATTGAAAGTTACTGTATATTCGCCAACCTTTTCTGTAGGTTTATCAACTTCCGCTTTGCTCGAATTTTCACTTGACGATTGCGGTTTGCTTTCCTCACTTGAGGATTGACCGCTCCCTAAATCTTCATTTAAGGTTACAGCATCTTGAGAGGAAACATCAGTACTACTTATGTCATTTTGAATACTCGAATCTAAATTAGACGAAGTATCGTTAGAGGAATTACATCCACTAAATGAAAATATAAGTATCACGCACAGCAATAAAACATAAATCTTTCTAAGCATTTTAATCCTCCACTAAAATAGGTTCGTGAACACCCTTGACAAAATCCATATCGCCGTATCTATAATAACCTTGATATGTTTTTCTATTATCAGTAATGCTCTTTATGTTACTCGAATAAAACTTTTTACCCTTACGAGTAGTATATCCTTTATCGTTGATTGTTTCTGCAACGTCCGCTAAGGTCATACCGCTATCCCTGAGGGAGAATATCTCCTTTACGACCTCAGCCTCAGCAGGATTTATAACCAACTGTCCGTTTTGAATGGAATATCCGTAAGGAGAGCGACCTCCACTATAACCACCGGCAGAGGCTTTAACTTTTCTACCTGAGCCTGTTCGAGTTGCTATATTTTTTCTCTCCTGTTCTGCAACAAAGAGAGTAAGGCTTTCAAGAACAGAGGCGAAAGCACCCATACTACCGAAATCTTCTTGAACACTAATTAAGTCTATGTTCTTTTTCTTTAAAAGAAAACGATAGTAGAAATAAAGGTTTATATCTCTCGCTATTCTATCACTTTTTGCAACTATTACCGTAGTGGTAGGCGGATTTGTTACTGTTTCCTCAAACAATATCTTATTGAGTTCGGGTCTTTCTTCTTTAACACCGCTAACCGCTCCGTCAACATACCATTGTGTGATTGAGTAATTGTTTTTAGCACAATATTCAAGTATCTGCATTTTTTGAGCATCTACACCGAACTTATCCTCTAACATTTGTCCTTGTGTAGAACACCTAATATAACCTACTGCATTTTTAATCTCAGACATTTTAACTGCCTCCTTTGAGAACAGTATAGCATATATACATTTACTTGTCAAGTGTTAAATGTATAATTTATTAGAAAATGTCTTTTTATTTTTGAGAGTGGTTACGAGACCTACCACGCTCCTCCTTTCTTTTATATATCCCCCTCCACCGTTGAACCCTCCACCGCTCCACCGGTTTACACTCTGATAATGAATTATTAAATAAAATACATTTATTCTTGAAAAAATTATACATTTACTATTGACAATTAAATGTATTTAGTGTATAATAAGTATGTAATAAAAAAAGAATAGCCGCTTGACTTCCTACACCTTGCGACTATTCCCACTATTACCGCCGGAGCGGTAAATATATTATATATCGCCTCCGGTAATAATTCAATAGTTTATTTTATGGAGGTAAACAAGATGACAAACAACACTATTAAAACAACACGAACAGTCGAACAAATAACCGCTGATATTATCGCATATTTTAACGATAATGATGATTTATTTAATGATTGTATAGAAGAATTAGATGGTTATAACGGCTATTTAGGCGATGACCGTTATTATTCTATGGATGAATTAGATGAGTTTTATAACGGTACTGAACCGCTCGAAATACTCCGCCGTGCTTATTATGGCAGAGACGATGATGTATATACAACAGATTCCAACGGTAACAAGACTTACGGAGAATTTAACCCAAACAGGGGCTATTTTTATTATAACGGTTATGGTAATTTAGTATCAAGCGATTATAAAGATTATAGTCATAAATTAGACAATTACGCAATAGAGGCGATGAACGAAAACCGTATATATATAGATACTATAGATGATAATGAAGAATTAAAAGTATTATTTGATGAATTAGAATCAGTAACGGAGGACGATGAACAATGAAAAATATATACATTGTTTTTAATATTACCAAAGACGGCAAACATCACGCCATCGCCGACACAATCAGAACCGGCGAAAACTTAATACCACATATTAACAAATATAACGCAAATATTGCTCACTTATGCGAAAGCCGAACGCAAGCCGAAAAAATAGCGGCAACGTGGAATCAATCATATAAAAATAACGGTACTAATTTATATTAAATTTTGGAGGGTATAAGATGAAAAGAAAAAAGATGATTTTATCTGATATGATTAACGCCGGTATAAATTACTTTGCATTTAACCGAGTTAAAAACTC